GACATCGACACTTACTTTAGTGCCACATCTAAAACACTCACAAATAAAACAATAACAAGTCCAACAGTTTCGGGTTTAGCACTATCTGATAGTTCAATCGTCTTTGAAGGTTCTTCAGCCGATGCGAATGAAACTACTCTAACAGTTACAAACCCAAATGCAGACAGAACAATTACTTTACCAAATGCAACTGGTCACGTTGCTGTATTTGCAACTGCAGCCACAGGCGCAATCACAGATGGTACTGCTGGTCAGGCATTAACAACAGATGGTTCTGGTGTTCTAAGTTTCGCAACAGTAGGTGGAAATTTTCCACAATCAACTTTTACAACAGCACCAGGTTCTGAAGGTAATTTTGATTTGTCATTTGATCCAACACAAACAACACAAGAAACACCATTTGATGCTTTAGGTGAAGACGCATTTGGAGTTGCTACTGAACAAACAGTCTTTAGTTGCATGGATCCAGTGGGTACTACAAGTACCGTAGATTTAGGAGCATTCTCGTAAGAATGAGAGTAATACTATTATAAATAAGTATAGGAGAATATAAATGCCGACAGTATTAAAATTTAGAAGAGGAACCACATCCCAAAATGATGCATTTACGGGTGCTGCTGGTGAGCTTAGTATTGATACACAAACAGATAATCTAAGACTACACGATGGTTCTACAGCAGGCGGTTTCGAACTCACTCGAAATACTGCGACACAAACATTAACAAATAAAACATTAACAACACCAACACTTACAACACCTGTAATTAACACAGGTGCAGATTTAAAGAATGGTTCAACTAGTGCTGGTTTTTTAAAATTTTTCGAAGATTCAGATAATGGAACAAATGCAGTCACACTCATAGGTCCAGCATCTACTGCTGATGTGACTTTAACATTACCTGCCGCTACTGATACTTTAGTAGGTAAGGCAACTACAGACACACTTACAAATAAAACATTAACAACACCTACAATTGATACAATAAATTCTAGTGGTTTTACATTAGATTCTTCAGGCGATATTAATTTAGACGCTGACGGTGCTGATGTTATTATAAAAGATGGTGGAACAGAAATTGGTAGATTTACAAACTCATCAAGTGATTTTGTAATTAAATCTGCTGTATCAGACAAAGATATAATCTTCAAAGGTAATGACGGTGGCTCAGAGGTCACAGCACTTACTTTAGATATGTCTGCTGCTGGTAATGCTACATTCGCTGCTGACTTAACTGTCACAGGTAATTTTACAGTTAATGGTACAACAACTACCGTATCTACAACTAATACAACTGTTTCAGACAACTTAATAGAATTAAACTCAGGTGCAGGATCAAACGCAAACGATTCTGGTATCTTAATCGAAAGAGGTTCTACTGGTGATAATGCATTTATAGGTTTTGATGAATCAGCTGACAAGTTCATAGTTGGTACTACAACTGCTACAAACACAGCAACTGGTAATTTAACAATATCAACAGGAACATTGGTTGCAAACATTGAAGGTAACGTAACAGGTAACACAAGTGGTACTGCTGCCACAGTTACAGGTGCTGCTCAGTCTAATATTACATCACTTGGAACGTTAACAACTTTGACAGTTGATAATGTTATAATCAACGGAACAACAATTGGACACACTGATGACACAGATTTAATAACACTTGCGGATGGTATTGCAACTGTAGCAGGTGAAATATCTGTAACAACTCTTGATATTGGTGGAACTAATGTCACATCAACTGGCACAGAATTAAATATTGTTGATGGTGACACATCAGCTGGAACAACTGCTGTTGCAGGTGGTGATGGTATTGTAACAAATGATAATGGAACAATGCGTCAAACAACAGTTGATACATTTGATACTTATCTATCGGCAACTACTAAAACTTTAACAAACAAAACAACAACAAATTTAGTATTAAATGGTACCGCTACAGGAACTGCAATCAAAGATGAAGACAATATGGCTTCTGATAGTGCAACACACTTAGCAACACAACAAAGTATTAAGGCATATGTCGATACAGAAATAGGCAACATAAGTTCAACTGCAATTAGTCAAGGTAACAGTAACGTAACAGTTGCAGATAGTGGTACAGGAAATGTAACTATTGAAGTAGATGGCACAGATCGTATTACTACAGTCGCCGCAACAACTACAACAGCAACTGGACATAGTATCGTTCTTGGTGCGGCTGCCAATGATACTGGTGGTTCAATTAAGTTTTTAGAAGGAACAGATAACGGCACTAATGGTGTCACACTTTCGGGTCCAGCATCAACTGCTGATGTCACAGTCACTTTACCAACTCAAGCTGGCACAGTGGTTGTATCTAACCAAACTGCTGGCAATGATGTAAGAGTAGATAGTTTAGGTGTTGCTGTAGATGCTTCTGGTACTTCTGGTGAGATTCGTGCTACTAACGATATTACTGCGTTCCATTCTTCAGATGTTATTCTCAAAGAAAACATTAACAACATTCCAAATCCAATGGATATGGTATCTAAGTTAAATGGTGTATTATTTGATTGGAAAGATTCTTTCATCGAATCAAAAGGTGGCGAAGACGGATACTTTGTTCGTAAAAAAGATGTCGGTGTTGTCGCACAAGATGTAGAATCAGTATTACCTGAGATTGTAGGAACTAGACCAGACGGAATTAAGGCAGTAAAATATGATAGATTATGTGCTTTATTGATCGAATGTGTGAAAGACTTACAAGAACAAGTAAATAATCTAAAGAAGTAATTCTTAATCATATAAATAGTCTTGAAGGACTATTATAATGGCAAATCCATCAACGAGAGAAACACTTAAACAGTATGCCCTAAGAGCATTGGGCAAACCTGTTATTGAGATTAATGTTGAAGATGATCAGTTAGAAGATCGTATTGACGAGGCATTACAGTTTTTCGCACAATATCACTATGATGGTATCGAAAGAATGTATCTGAAATATCAGATTACAGAAGCAGATATAACACGAGCAAAAGCAAATTCATCAACCGTTGTCACAGACACCGCAGACAGTACAGTTTCAGCAACGTTTTTAGAAGGCACAAACTACATACCAGTGCCTGACAGTGTTGTTTCTATTTTAGAAGTTTTCCCATTTACTGATAAGGCAAGTCTAAATCTTTTTGATGTAAGATATCAATTACGTTTAAATGATCTATACGATTTCTCATCAACAAGTGTTGTTCATTATGAAATGACCATGAGACATTTAGATTTCTTAGATCATATTCTTGTTGGTGAAAAACAAATTCGTTTTAACCAACATCAAAATCGTTTATACATTGACATGGATTGGACAAACGATGTGACTGCTGGTGAGTTTATCATAATTAAATGTTATCGTAAACTAGATCCATCAACATATACAGATATCTTTAATGATATTATGATAAAAAAATATGTCACACAGTTATTCAAAAGACAATGGGGTGCTAATTTAATTAAATTTAATCAAGTTCAAATGTTAGGTGGAACAACCTTAAATGGTGAGGTTATCTATCAACAAGCACAAGAAGAAATCAATAAGATAGAAGAAAATATTCAATTACAGTACGAAACACCTGTCAACTATATGATAGGATAAAAACATGCCTACAAGAAATTTATATTTCAGTCATGGCACAAGATCAGAAAGATTTTTGTATGAAGACTTGATGATCGAACAACTTAAAGTGTTCGGGCAAGAAGTCACTTATCTTCCAAGAACAATTGTAGCTAGAGATACTATTCTAGGCGAAGATGCGTTATCTAAATTTGCAGAAGCGTATTCGATTGAAATGTATGTAGAAAATGTTTCTGGTTTCGAAGGTGAGGGTGATGTTATCAGTAAGTTTGGTTTAGAAGTTAGAGATGATGTCACACTGGTAGTTTCTAAAAGACGATTTGATTTATTAGTTGATCAAAAGTCAAATACATTAGCACAAGACAGACCAAGAGAAGGTGATGTTATTTACATGCCTATCTTTAAAAAATTATTTGAAATTCAGTTTGTTGAAGACGAAGATCCATATTATCAGATCGCAGATATTCCATTATTTAAATTAAAATGCACAACCTTTGAATACTCACACGAAATACTTGATACAGGTATTTCTGATGTTGACAGTGTTGAAGATACATTATCAACTGATCAGTTACAACATCAAATCACATTAGAAACAGGTGTAGGAACAACAGGATCATTATTATTAGAAACACCATCACTTGGTCAATTACAATTAGATGGCACTGATACATTATCAACAGATAGTGGTGATGGTTTAGTAATAGACGGTCCAGCTACTGATGCAGGTGATGATATCTTACTTGAAGATGATCTTGGTGATTATAAGTATCTATTACTTGAAGATTTCGTCCATGATAATAAAGATGATGGTGCTCAAAATTTAGAGTTTGCACAAGAATCTGGATTAGATACTGAGTTTGATCCTACTGATGATATATTTGACTTTACAGAAAATAACCCGTTTGGGGATCCTTATAAATAGAATTAGGAGAAATATAATATGTTTACAAATAGTTTTTACCATGAAGTTGTTCGAAAGACAGTTGTAGCCTTTGGTTCATTGTTCAATAACTTATATGTGGTTCGAAAAGACAACAATGGTAAAGTGACACAACGAATGAAAGTTCCATTAGCATATGGACCAAAACAAAAGTTTCTTACACGATTAGACCAAGATGCTGGAAGAACAGCAACAGACGTAAAGAAAACTTCAATAACTTTACCAAGACTTGGTTTTGAAATGACAAGTCTATCTTATGATAGTACACGAAAATTAAATCGTGTTCAAAAATTTAAGAAAGTAAAAGGGGCAGACAATAAATCAATGACATCTCAGTTCATGCCTGTACCATATAATATTGGTTTTACATTATATACAATGGCAAAAAATTCTGATGATGCTTTACAGATTGTTGAACAAATACTACCATATTTTCAACCAGATTATACGG